TACTTTCATTAGTAGAATAGTTCGAGATTATTAGGGTTCGCTTTCACTTTACCGTCTTTCTCGGCCTTCTTCAATTCTCGTTTGTGTTTCTTCTCTTTCTCTTTACGTTCCATCTCATCAATAAACTCCTTTATGTGAATATGAAAATTTACAGAGCCACGCTCATTGAGGAAATCAAATGATTCCTTATCGTGTTCTTGTAGGGTATCCATTTGCTCAAAACCAGCCTTCTGGTCGAAATACTTATACTTCGCATATTGTTGTTTCTTCTCTTTTTGGATTCGCCTTAGGAAGGCGTAGTAGATAATTTGCGTAAAGTATGCGAAAGGATTCGTACTCTTATCTGGGTCGAAATTGTGCATATACGCAAGACAATTTTCCAGACCATCAGATATCATATCATCTTTATACGTGTAGTTTATAAAATTAGGTCTATAGGAAAGTCGTTGTGCTATCTGTAGGAAACATATAGCAATATATTCAGTTACATAGGGTTTAGGTTTTCCCTCTTTTTCGCACTTCTTAATATCAGCCTGATACTCTATCAATGCCTTTAAAAACTCTTTATTGTTGATATAGTGGTTCTTGTTATCTTTATCAACTGGTTCTTTGATTTCACGTTTAGTCATAATGTTTTCCTTGGTCAATTTTCAAGTGTTAATTAGATACAATTATATACCATTGACTTGGCTTTGTCAAGTCTTTTATGTATTATTTTATATAGACCAACAATGGCGAACGAAGTGAGCCCTCGAGGCCCGTAGGGCCGAGAGAAAGATAGTGTAGTTTTAAAAACCATAGGTGGATTTTAGACGCAAATCACCAGAACGTAATAAAGTATTAAAACTACATCGTCTTTAGCAGACACGTTCAAACAAATATCATTCACTCTGTTCCTCGCTTCGCTCGTCACAGAGGTGCTCAAGGACTTCGTCCTTTCGCATTATCCATACTTTAAGTACATTAGGTATTTAGACATATTGGAATAAGTAAGTTCTTTAAGTAGGCTAGGAAATCCACGCTACGCACTATAGAGCCAGGTTACCGAAGTCAAAAGACTTATTTCTGGTGGCCACAGAGTGTCGATTCACTCTTCTCTAGTGGACTTTACCAATATATGGTGTGTCCTGACCGGATTTCTTTCGCATATTTAGTCCTTGTACGGGACATCAATACACAGACCTCAACTCAGTTGGCGTTTATGTCGAGTATTATAGTCTGCTCACTTCACCAAAAGGCTACTGACCTGAGTTTCTCGTTTCAGGCGGAATGCTTGAATTGGCTCAAGCCACCATATGTACAAATGTAATTAACATTATAGCATATCTACTTATACGTTGTCGACCCTAAAATCTCTATTTAGACGATAAATTTTGACTTATTTTTCGGAAGTATGACGGAAGAGAACATTTGAGTATGCTGTTCCGCGATATCTGGACGGCATTCTGAAATAAAGAGAACATCTGCTAATCCTATATGGACAGTGTCCTCTTTGCTGGTCATCAACCACGGAATCATTACCGCTTGACTCTGCCCACTCTCCGTGGCCACTGTCTGGAGGCACACAGGATTCCTTATCATCACAGAATTGGTATTTTCGTCTATCGCTACAATATCGGTAAGCAATTCGGTGCCAGTATGTTTCAGGTGGACTACTCCCTTGTAAATCTTAAATTCTTCTCCTTTGCCATTTTCTTTATTCTCACTCATAATTTAATACTCCTTAATTTATAGTCGAATTTCTCGCTATTGTAAATTTTTACTCGCTCAAAGAAATGTTTCAGTGAATAATTCTTATGTTTCTTCCAACTCAAATCATCACTTAAATCGAATAAAGTCGCTTTACTTTTTCCCTCAGACTTTCGCAACCCTCGGCCAACAGACTGTAAGTTCCTAATACGAGACTTAACAGGATGACCAAAAATGATATTATGGAGATTCCTGATATTAATCCCAGTAGAAAAAGTACCGTAACTAGCCACGATAATAGCGTTTGTAGATGTTTCAGTAATAGCACGTATCTCCTCCCTCACCTCTGTTTTAATCTCTCCAGACACAAAAAATATTGGCCTATCTGGAGCCTTGCTTACGAGGTAGTCAAACAATTTTGTGCCGTGTTTCTGCACATACTGATAGAGCAATAATGTATTTGTCTCCCTAGACAATGCCAGGTCGCAAATAAATTTATTCCGTTTCTTATGATTTATAAGAAAATCTATCTCATCCTTATAAATCATTTGTTTTACAAGTTTCTTCTCTTCATCGGTATATCCCAAGGTCACCGCTTCAATATGTAATTTAGCGATAGTTTCGGAATCCATTAAGTCTCTACTTGTTGTGATTCTATGGACCTGCCCGAATAAACCCTCAAGAACTAACTTATGTGTCTGGGTGCCATCCAGGGTACCCGTAAATCCGAACTTATATTCACATTCTGTCATTTTCGTCAGAATGGAAGTAAGTGATTTGGCCTTAAAATTATGTGCTTCGTCTCCGATTACAGCACCAAAACTCTTGAACCAATCTTTCTTTAATTTGTATATGGACTGCCACGTAGTAATAACGACTCTCTTGTCTGTTACTTTATCCTTACCAGCATATATTATATGTGTCATATCGGAAGAATAATTATATTTGGAGCCAGTGGAATAGTCCTCAAAATCTTTGTATAGTTGTTCTACTAATGACGTGGTCGGTACAATTATCAAAACCTTTTTACTAGTTATATTTAGATAATGATTAACCAACGCATATATCATTAATGACTTACCAGACGATGTGGGCGATATCATCAATGCTCTCTTATGATTGATTGCGTGATGTACTGCATTGACTTGGTAGTCGTATGGAGTGATGGATTCACCATTAACGTAAGGGTCGAGTTGTTTAAAAAATCTCTCTGTATCCTCGACATTTACAGTCGCCACTAGGGGTATAGACTGTATAGTTAAATTTCTGCGTTCTGCAAACTCTTCAACATAGGGCAATAATCCTACATATAGTTCTCCTCCAAAAGCATTGAATAATCGTATTTTACCATCCCACGCTCGACTTCGATATGCTGGCATAAACTTATATCCGGGCACTCTGAATGTAAAAAAATCTGATATGTCGTGGGCGATTCCCGCTTCACACTCAATATTCAGATATACATCATCCTTTTGATGTACGACAATATCTGCCACAATTAAAGTTTCTCCGCTAAGATATCTTCTATTCTTGGCATATATACTTCAACAAAGGCCTCACATTTTGGACACGATAAATTGGTTACCATATCGAACTCCGGGCATTCATCCTCTTCTAGGCTGTGATCACCACCCCAAATTAACTCTGTTGAACAATGCCAGCATTTCATTAAAATTCTCCTTGGGTGAACTTGAGCCAGTCTATAGCATTCTTAATAGCAAATCCACGTTTCTCAAACATCTTGCATATTTCCTCAAGATATTTGACTAATTCTTCTTGTAGTGTAACTTTAGCCTCAGCCTCAACCACAACTGGGTCCACACGGACATATTCCTTGACCTCACGGTCTTTCAGAACATACTCGAATGGATCAGGGTCCGAACCATTGTAATAGTTCGTTCTGCCTAAGGATACCTTATAGAATTCATTCCGCAATTTCTTCAGTTTGAGCCTCTCCCTCAATAGCATCTTCAGATACTTATTGTGCTTTAGAGGGGTCCCAAGCGATTCTCTTGCTAAGATTGTTTCGTCTATGTATAAGTCTTTTTCGACCGAGTTTTCCAATACTTCTATTTTCATTAGACCATTATATACTATCTCACATCAAATGTCAAGCGTTTTTGTACTTTTTTCTTAGAAATAAGTACGGTTTTAGAGTGGTTTCCCGCTCTGGTACGTCATATAATCATATTGTAATGTCAAATCAGTGAGCAACGGCTCTGTGGACTCGTTGGACATCTGGAGTTCTCCTAGAATAGTAGGAAATAGATTGTGGAAGGTGAATACTACTTCCGAGACATTTTTGTTATTTGAGAGGATATGCAGACTTCCATCTGAGCCAGTGGCCTCTCCGGGCTTAAATCTCTTAGATAAATCTGGTCCAGTGGCCTTGTGCATCAAAGCTATAATTTCCATATAATTGGAATAGTCCTCATCCACTAAGAATGTGACCATCATCGGTGCTACTTGTTGAGTGTTCGCGGGTACATATCTGTTCCCATAGACTGGGTCAGGTATCATCACCTCGGTGGAGGACAAAGTTGGAAGATTACACGTAGTCAACCAGAACTGTGTCTCTGGAAGAACGTGGATATTCAGGCGATAGTTGGTACCTTTCGCAAAATTTACTTTATTCGGTGCTATTCTTGTTTCTTGTACCATTGGTTATATACCATCCCCAAAATAATGTTGTAGTTGCTATTATCTGATATGCCACGAGGCAATTTATTTCAATTTGCTTTGTTGGATTCATACTTCTATTTATACTCCTAGTTCGGCAAATAAAAAGCCCCGATTCCAAAGAATCAGGGCTCGATACGGTTTCCCAAAGGTAAAGGGAAATCTATTTCATTCTACTATTACAGATTCGCAACAGTAAACTTACGGAAGTAAGGATTCTGTCCAGCTGTGCCAGAAGCGAATGGGTTATGAGTAAGACCATAACGAGTCTTGAAGCCAAGACGCGGCTGGAAGTCTTCCTCACCAATTGATTTCATCAACTGTAGTGGAACGTATGGACAGTAGAACATACCTGCATCATACATATTACTTCCCTTAAAGCCCACTGTAACGCTGTCCGATGCCGCAAACTGGTCGATAAATACTTTGTATTTTCCACCCAGAGTACCTGCAAACACATTTTGCGAGACATCAGGCTGATTTGCTCCAACGTCCATATTTGGAACAGCTAATCCGGCAACCATATCAAGTGCGGATGCAACATCGGCACTACATATAATCCAGTTACCAGCGCCACGACCAGTGTTCTTAGCGATAAGATTTGCTTCACGATTGATTTGAATCAATAGTGATTTGTAACGCTCTCCACCCCAACGTGCGCCTCTGTTGTCAACTGCATCAGCGACATCAAAAGTACCTGCGTTGGCAGTACCTGAAGCCGCACCCGCAGTTGCTTGAGAAAGAATCATCTCAATAACTTCACGATTGATTTCAGCAAGAATTTCAGCAGATAGAATATTTGATAATTCTGATTCTGCATCCAGTCCGTGGATTGCTTTAAGGTCTTGAGCAAGTTCCAAAGAATACTTAGCTTTCAACGCACGAGTATCCGCAGTTACGCTTGATTTCTCGATTGAGAAGGACATTTCTTTGAAGTCACCCCCACCTGAAACAAATCCCCCTAGGGCTTCACCATCGGCGGTTGATAATACATTTGCTGTTCCTTCATCACCTGACCAGTCTACATCGGGTTGACCAGCTGGTAATGCCAATGCTTCAGCACCTGAAGAAGCATCACCAGTATAGTGAGATTTCATAGCAAAGATAAGTCCAGTAGGACCACTCATTGGCTGAACGCCTATAGTATCATACGCCATCAACTGAGGCATAGTTCTGCGTACTAGAGAAATTAGGATTGGGTCCCAATTGTCTACATTAGCACCAGTAACATTGGCTTCTTGCAAAGCCTTTTCTTGGTTTTCTAAAAGACGAAGTGTAATTGCACGTTTTGTTGCATCTTGGATTTGTGGCAAATCCTCGTGCTCCATAACTGGCTGCCACTTATCTTTAATTTCTTCTGATAAAAACATTTTCTGTTTCTCCTATTAAATATAAATGATGATTAAGCACCTAAAATGCTCGGTTCTCTTTGATTAGAAAGTGAAGCCACTACCTTCTTCATTGCATCAGTCATCACCCCGTTAGAGGTAGCATCTTTCGAGCCCTCCGTTGCAATTACTTCTTCTTTCTCCGCCTCTGAAGGAAAATAAGTCTCTTTCAAAGTGTTCAGTTTTTCAGTATAAGATTCAGCATCATCGTACTCAACGCCTTCGGCCAATTTTTTAATTTTCGCTTTCTGGGTCTCAGTTAAATCTTCTGTTACTTCTCTGAAAATCTTTTCAGCAGTCGCATCCGCTAGTTGACCTTTCGCTTCAATGTTTTTATTCATCTCAGCATCAAGAGTCTCCTTAAGAGATTCAATCTCTTTAGCCTGCTCGTCAACTACATTGTACTTCTCGTTAGGGATTTCAATATAATTTTCAGCAAACAACTTTTGCATACCACTAACAAAACCCTCTAGGATTTCGTTTTTCTGCTTGTGTTCGATAGCCTGTACATTTTCTTCAATATACTCGGTAACCATATAGTCAAGATAACCATCTAGTTTCTCTGTAATATCAGAAAGCGTATCAGCAACCTGCTCCTCAAGTTTCTCTTCCATCTTCTCTTCGATAGACTTCAAGTTTTCCTTGACTTTGGCTTTCACCGCAGTTTCAAATACAAGTTGTGTTCGTGCCTTGAAATCTTCAGTCAAATCTTGACCATCAAACAATGCGTTAACATCTTCGGTCACATCAACTTCAATTTCAA